TCTAAAGTCCCAATAGCCTGAGTCTATTAAAGTTATAATTGGAATATCTCCGTCTGAATCTTCTTCATCTAAACGTGCAAAAGCATCGCCGCCATCGCCGTTAGCGCATGACCACCATATTCTTTGCAATGATAAGTGAGCTACAGAGTTACCGTCATCATCACCGTTTAGTGCTGATACGTCACCAAATACAGTTGTGCCACCTGTTCCGTCAGATTGTACAACTATTTTAATTGTAACTCGTTTGTCGTTTTCTTGTACGATTGTTGGTCCTGTTACTGTGTCTGCCATGTTCCCTCCTTAATCAAGAACGTGTGGGCCCGAAGGCCCACATTAGTTATTATTGGTCTGCAAATGCAGGTACGTCTGCACCTTCTTGGTAACCCCAAATATAGTAATTTGTACTATCTTTAGCTAAAATATTAATTTCAAACAAACCAAAGTCTGTAAGAGTTAAGCTAGAGTTAGAGTTTCCGTCAGAGTAAACAGATACGTTATCAGCATTAGAATCTAAGTGAACTACACCACCGATAAAGAAATTAGTATTTCCCGGTGTTAGTATAATTAAATTTTCTGCTTCTTCTGCTGCGCCGCCATAGATAAGTTTATAACATTGTCCAGCGACTGGTGCTGGTAAAGTTATGGTTCTATTGCCGCCAAGTGCAGGAACTACAAGTGTTCTACCACTGTGTGTTGCAGCATCAAGAGTTTTGTTTTCATCCCCTAGTGCTACAGGTGCATCACCCATAGTTATAATTTCAGTAATTACTCCAGTAGAGGAGTTCTTACTAACAGTTTTAACTGTGCTCTCAGATCTTAATGGACCTGAAAAAGTTGAATTTGCCATATTGGTCTCCATTCCGTCAACATAGTCTGAGACGTTGTCTACTGCATGAGTCTATGCCGACTATTTCAAAATTATGCAGTGAGTTGAGTATACGCTTTTAATAGGGTAATTGCAAATAAAAAGGGCGGCCTAAGCCGCCCTCTTAATCGGTTTGATCAAACGCTTATGCGCCTGGAGAACCGAACATACCTCGCCAGTCAGAGAAGCCGAAGCTGTATCTTTCCCTAGCTTTGTATCTTACGTTTCCAGTATCAAAGTCGCCTTCCATTGCAGTTTTTAGTGCTGCTCTGTTAAACATTTTCATTCCGTTAGGAACGTCAGTTTTAATGAAGAACGCATCTGTATCTGTTAGGTAGTTGTTCACAGTATAACCCTGTGGCAACATACCTTTTGAAGATAGTGCATTCAAATCATTATCAGCAGTACCAACTCTTGCTGGTGACTTTAAGATTCTTTCAGCTGTAAATTGTAGCTCAGATGGAATGATTAATTTCAATCCACGAGCCGCGATTTTAAAGCCTCTTTCATCTTTAAAAGCAGCAATGTCAATCATCGCTTGCTCTAGTGAAGTCTCACTTAAGTCAGCAGATGTTGATAGCTCATTCTTTAGTGACCCTGCAGATTGTGTAGGGTGATCAGTAGCAAATAATTCTTTGCCATCTCCACCTGGGAATGTGCTGCTAAATCCATTGTTTAGGACGTTAGCTGCTTTGATTTGCTTAGTTTGAGCCATAGATCTCGCTAGTGCTTTTGTGTAACGAGTCGCGATTCTGTCATACAGATTATCTTCAATAGCTTCCTCAGTAATTGCGAAAGCGAGAGCGATAGTCTCATGTGTATAACGAGAAGTGAACGATTCGTTTGCAGTATCAAATGTTACTGCAGCACCTTCTGATTTTACAGCTGCGTTTGCGAAGCCAGATAACATTACTTCTTCTTCAAAAGCTCTATCAGAGTTTTCGATGTCAAAGATTTCTGTATGCTGGTTTTCGTAGTTTTTGTACTCAAGTCCAAATAATGCATTTAGACCTGGCTCTAGCTCTTTAGCTAGTTGTTGTCTTGATATAGCCATGTGTTAAATCCTCCTGCTATTATTCGTTATGGTTATAAGCATGTTCATTGAAAAACACTACGTAATTCGCATGAATTGCTAGTTCGTTGTTTGACGGATCGCCTGTAAAACCAGTTACTCTTAACTGTCCATCTGTTGCTTCTAAATCAGAAACATCTAACTCAACACCAGAAATACCAGTAGTAGTTGATCCTGAGTGAGTAGCAATGGTGTTGGCAACTTTACCAACGTTTGCTTGTGCGGCGGCTGTAGCCGAGTCACCTTGTATCAAGTATCTTTGATACGGGTTATCGAATACAAATCCTCTTATTTTTCCCTGCGTAATATTCGTTTGCGAATAAAAGTTAGAGAATTTTGGTTTCCCTGTTGATGGGTCACTGTCAATCAAACATCCGTTAAAGACACCAATGTTATCTACATTATCAACTGCTTCTTGAACAGCGATAAATCCAGCATTGTTATCATCAATCTCTACAGGGTCTCCCTGAAAGATTGAAGTGCCTTCGTTGTCCGGAATTAGATATTCCGTCATTTGAAAGTCAGAACTACCAACAGTATTACCAATAGGTCTTAGACCAAAAGGGCTATCTATATTAGCCATATTTTATCCTCCTTAAAGGTTCATTGTTAGCGGCGGGTAGGAATTTCTAAAAAATTTTAGTTATTCTTTGTACCACCAAAGGTTACACGAGTCTGTCGATCTTCATTGATCGGCATACTTGGATGCTGTTCCTTCAGTAAGTCGGATGAGATAGCTTCGTTTCCGTCAGCTGTCTTTTGTTGAAAGTACTCTTCACGAGACTTTGCGACTTCTTCTGGTATCCTAGCCAGCAATAGGCCACCAACCCCAATCACTCCTGCGTATCTTCCTTCGTTAAGACTTGGATAATCACTATCCGGATATTCGTCGGCTCTTACAAGCTCCCATCCAGATCGCATTTTGCCCGACATGTTTTTTGAGTCGTCTTGACCCATACTTTCGGCGCGTATCCATCTGTGTCTATAACCGTCTGGCGCAGGCGGTGCATCTAGTGATGATGGAGGAGTCCATACTTTAGGTCTTTCTTGTTTGACCCTAGATTGACTCACGCGGGAAGTTTTAACAGTTTTAGTTTCTGTATCTTTTGTCATATGCTTATACCTCCTTCGCGGCTAATTGTTTCGCATACTCTTCGAGTGGCACACCTAATCTTTTAGAAATTGCTACCTGTGACGGCGTGAGTTTCACAGTTTTTCTGCGTCCTTTTGTACTTGCTGGACGTTTCGCACTTGCAACAGTCTGAACTGGTTCAGCTGTAGTTGACTCATTATTACCAAATTTGTGTGGAAATTCAAGTCTTATTCTTTTATCTACTTCAGAATAATATTCATCAGCTCCTGTATTGGGGTCGTAGCCCTCTTCTACAAGATTTTTGTGTATATCAAAAGCAGTGTAAGTCATGGCATTATCGGTGCCAAACCAAGTGTTTTTAGCTGCCCAGGCATCCGCTCTAGGGTCTGGTGCTGACGCTGCAGGTTGTAATGGTGCTGCACGTTGCACTGGTGCTGGTGTTTGATTTTTTTCTTTATTTTCATAAATACTTTTTAATCTACTTAATCTTGCATGATCGTTTGCCAGCTCAGCTATTTCTAAATTAGCTTGTGTTTGAGATTCAACATCACCTAAATTTATAGCATTTTGTAGTTTTGATTTTGCTGCTTCTAAATTTGTAGTAACTCTTTTTTCAAATTCTTTTGTATAATTAGAATCTAGATTGTTAAACCTTTGTTTTAATTGTTGAGCCTCTTCATTAACGTTTTGTGCATATTGAATTGCTTCTTCTTTTTGACGCTCTGCTTCTCGCATACGCCTTGTAAGTTTAGCTATTCTTTTTTGTACACCATCGCTGTAATCATCGAGCTCTTCTTTTTTGGTTTCAACAGGTTGTTCAACAGGTTGTTCAACTTGTTGTACTTCTATCTCTTCTTTTGGTTCTTCTTTTGGCTCTGGTTGAGTATCTAGATTTACCTCTGTTTCTTCGTAGTCAGCTTCGCCGACATCTATTATTTTTTCTTCTTCTTGCATAGATTATCCTCCTCTATGTTAAAATGCGTGAAGAATATCATTAGGATCTTCTATTGTTCCTAAGACTTCATCATCGTTTAGTAATCGTATCTCACCACCATCAATCTCCATGCGTGAGCCTGCATATCTTGCAAACACCACCCAATCTTTTTCTTTGCACCAGGGACCTGTCGGGTACTTGTCTTTGTCTTCGTAACAAAGATCACCCATCTTTAATACATAGCCAACTTGTGTTGCTACACGTGCTCGGTCTAATGTTTCTTGTGCAATAATAATTCCGCCCTTGGTTTCTTCTTTAACAGCAAAGGGCATAACTAACAAACGCCATCCTGTAGGGTTTGGTAATTTTTCTAAATTTGTTTCTTGAGTTTCTTCTTTAACTTGTTCAGCCTCTACTTTGGCTTGTTTGGTTTCTTCTTCGTATTTAG